GTCAATGCGTCTGATCTGACTGTCTTCAGAAATTGCCTGATTTCTTGCCTGAGTTACATTTGCCTGAACCTGTGTTCTTCCCGTAAGGTAGGCGGTGGAACTTGCTCCCGAATTTGTTTTCAGATCGTTTGTTGCCTGATATGCCGCCCGGTTAATCGCATCATCTTTTGCAGCTTTTCCTTCAGCATCACCGCTAAATGGACGGATGAGCGCATTGTATTCTGGTGTGGGCTGAACTGTTGGCACTTTTGCAGTAGCCGCTTTTGCCAAACCGAACAAACCAAGTCCTGCATTGATTGCACTGAACTTGTTTATGGCGGGCTTTTCCTGTGTTAACTTGTCCTTACCGTCATCGGGCAAACCTGTTACCTCTGGGTTTGTAAAACCAATGTCTGGCTGACTCATTGGCATAAACTTTTTGATACTTGGATCAGACTGTATCTGAGCTGTTTTTCTCAGGTATGAGGTACCGGATGTTGCCCCCATACCTTTTGAAAAGGTAGGGGAGGGCTGAGTCAGAAACTTATTTTTAATTTGACCATTTACCCTAAAATTGCCTGTTTCAAGAGGCTTTGATTTTAGAAATGAATTTTCGTAAGCCGGCGATTGAAATGGCTGTAGTTTAAATCCGTTTGCTTTCATAGGTACTTTTCCTCCGTTTTATCTGGTTGTAAAAACTTTTCCAAAAGTTTTTCAATTCGCTTATAACGTTTTGGTTAAGAAAGTTTTAAAGTTTTAAGGTAACCTTTGATTTTTCCGCCTGCCTGATACATCGCACCCGGGGCCTGTGGTGCAGGCATGCCGCCTTCATCGGGCATACCACCCTGTACAGGAGGAGCTGCCATTTGAATGCCCATGGCACTTGCAAGACTCATGATTATTTCTTCGGCAAGTGCAGGGTCAGGATTTCCCATGTATGCTTCAACCATTGGCTGAAGTTCAGCAAGACCGCCTCCGCCCTCTGGTGCCATTGGTGGTTCAGCGGCAGGATCACTCATTTGTGAAGCCTCAGGACCCATTGGCATCATTCCACCTGCCATAAACGATGGCGCTTCGCCGTAACCGGCAATAGTTTTGGTAACAGACATTATTCTATTTTTTTAAATGTATAACTTCAGTTTATAATATTAGTCAAAAAAACACTTTTGACTTAGGTATTTGTGTATTCAGGCTTTCTTTTGTCCTGCTTTTTGGTTGCCTTACAAAAGAATTTCCCCAGCTCAATCAAGTCTTTGTCAGTTTTGGCATCGAGAGACAACTTGATCATTTGTTTGGTGTCAGTGATAGAATATACCCGTTCTTCTCCCTGAAGCGGTATCGGTTCTTTTCCTTGGCTGATTTGAAACAATGCACCTCCATTTTTATAAATCCGGGTTTCGTTCGGTTTTAGAATGCTTCCTGTAGTCTTTGAAATTAACTTAGATTTTAAACTCATTCCTCTTTCTGCTACAGGAATTAATTTAAGTTTATCACTAGCAATACTATTCATCAACTTTATATAGTTCTCATTACCAGTCTGCTTTATTAATCTATCAAAAGTAATGTCTCCTTTTAAAGCTTTCTTGGTTTTTAAGAGGTCATTTTGATTAAAAGGTATTCCTTTCTTAACGTCATATATTTTATTTTTAAATAAATTAAATCTATTTGCATCTAAATCTGCTTTCATTTCAGCACCCATAGCATCATGAGCATTTGAAGATCTATTTATATTAGCTTTTTTAAACATGTTGTATTCAACTTCATTCATAGAAGTATCATAGAATCCTGGATTAGATGCTCCAATGGTATGTGATAATTCGTGAGCCTGAACTGTTTCTTTGCCATATTCTTTAGCCTGTTGCGTATCAATATCTATAATGCTTTTCCCTCCATATTTTCCAGCTACTCTGGCTATAGATCCTCCATTAGTGACAGGGTTGAATACAGTACCTTTTAAATTTCTATTTCGTTTACTAACAACTTCATTTGTATTTTGATATTCATTAGTATTCAATCTCTTTTTATATTCAGAGCTATTAACCCAATCATGTAGAAAGCCTTGTGGAGTTGTACCTTCTAAATAAGGGGCAATTATAAAAGGGTTTTTTGATTTAGTTTTTTTTGAATTAATTAAAACAGAGCCTAATTCATTTCTTTTCTTTAGAGCAAGTTCTGCTTCTGAGTCTGTTTTTCTTGTTGGATAAATTCGCATAATTTTTAAAAGTTGTCGTCGTAAATTGTTTCTGCACTCAATGCACCCAATGCTGCCCTGTTTTTAAGCAGACCATTTTTACTCATACCTCTTACATTCCCGTTTATATTTATGTAAGGAACTCGTTTGACGTTACCCGAACTGGAAACGCCTGAGTTGTTTATTCTTCCAAAAAGAGATTTTGGATCCAGGTACTTGGAATTTCTTTTAAATGCGGTACTGCCAAGGACACCTCCGATTACTGCTGATCCCGCATTTATTGCAGCGTCTTTGTAATTTCCTTTTTTAAATTCATCATACGCCTGGTAACTGTCTACAGCCACTCCGCCCATTGATCCGATTTTTCCGATTGCCTGAGCTGCCGGGTGAGGAACAAAGTTTCCAAGTTGCATCAGGTCAGTGGTTACATCAGCGGCTGAAAGCGCAGTTTTCTTAAAACTGACATCTTCAAAAGGATTTCTTGTACTGATTCTTTTTGCGCTAACAGTCTGCTCAGGCATTTGCTGCATGGTGTAAGTTTCTGTACGCGGGTCATACTTTGCAATCTTTCCCGCTGCATACGCAGTTTTGTACTCCGGAGAATTTACAGAAACCTGAACTCGTTTTACTGGCCCGGTTGCCTTTTTTTTATCAGGATACAGTGACATTGTTTAACGTTTTAAATTTTCCACTTTGATCTTCTGTTCTATTGGTAATCAACTCTTTGATGTATGAACCAAGTTCCAGGTAAGCTGAATAGTCACCGTCTTCAGCCCGTTTCACCGATTGATCGATGATAGCTGTCTGTTCTTTGGTAAATATAATTTCTTCACGTTCGGTTTCTGCAATCTTGTTTCCCTGCTCGTCAAGAATATCGTTACCGCCATCCTTGTGCCGTTTTCCTCCCAAAATTATTGCCTTTGAATCTACGGGCTGATCTTCACCGTCGGGAATCTCACCGCCTGTTTTCATCACCTGCTTTTGTTCAAGCTCATTGTAAGAAGAAGCTCCCTGACTGTTTTTGTCTGCCACATCAAGTGACTGCAAACTGTCCCTGGTCATAAAGGCAAGGTCTTTTGGGTTTTTAATGGTATCAACAATTCCTTTCCCCAACCCAATAGCCGCACCACCCACAGCCCCGATAGCCGCGCCATAAACACCGCCGAACTTCATTCCGATATCTGCTCCTTTGGTTGCTCCAGACAAGTAACCGCCATACATTCTTGCAGCACCTGCGGTATGTTTTACACCATACCCCAAATCCCTTGTTCCTGCTTTCATGACTGCCTTTGAAGCAAAGTCCCCGATCGCACTTATTGCCCCTGTACCAAGCGCATCTTTTATGTTTAACTGTCCGAGATCCATCCCAAAGGATGCTTTTGGTTTTTTCTTTTTATAAATCATTTTACATCTCGATAAGAAGTGAGTACTGAGTTGATTTTTACCAGACTTTTTGAATTGTAAATCAACTGAATTAAAATAGCGTGTCCTTTTTGTCTTGATTTTTTACGGATAAGCGCCATGGAATTGGCTCTAAAACTATCCACAAAATCGTACTCTGACTGATTGGTCACCTGTTCTGTAGGAGGTATGGATACGTTTACCTGATTTTTGTTGTAGTTTACATTTGAAAGTCTCATGACTCTTGGGTCAAAAGAAATTTTTTGCTGAGTTCTTGTTCCCTGCGTTTTATAAACAATAGTGTCGGGAAACACTCGATTTGAAATAATATCCAGGTTGTCAAATACTTTTTGAATGTCCTGTTCTTCGTTTACCACAAAAGAAATACTGAAAGGAAACTGTCTTCCATAATAGCTTCCGTAATTCACCTGTTCTGAATTGTGCTCCCAAAACCTAAAAGTGTCCCAGCCGGAATTGAAGGACAAGAATTTTCCCGGAAGCATAAAACTCAGCTGAGGAACCACACTTGTGCTGCCTACAAATTCCTGAATCACCAAGTCATAGGCTATGGTTTGATTCCCGCCTGTTTTACCGATAAAGGACCAGATGATTTTATTTCCGTCGAAATGAGCCACAATGTTTTTCGAAAATTTCTTTTCACTGTTTTTAAAAGACTCCAAAACTGTTTTCAGTGTGGGATCAATTCTCATTCTGGATACGGCAATAAAATCAGTACCGTTGAATCTCCAGACTTGATCTTCCGTTGAGTCTATTCCATAGATGGCTTCTCCTGCGGTTATAATACTGTCATGCCATACAGAGCCCGTATCAAGAGATAGCGGAGTGGCAGCGGGAGAAAGCACGCCCTGAGCCTCTAAGAAAACAGCTCCCCCCGAGTCTGATCCGGTCTGAATACGCTGGTTGATTGGGATTACGATCACACCGTTTTCAAAAACAGCCAAAAGATTGTCTTTAAAATTCATGATCCGGGTGATGCTTCCAAGTTCAGGATTGTAGTCCTCAAAATTTACTCCACTGAGATTTCGGTAGCCGTTGTCAAAGCTGTTTGGAATATGTCTTCCCGAGGAAAGTATTCTTGAAAACCAGTTTGAACCGACATAAGAGCTATCGTCACTGATTGTAAAGTAATTCCGAAGGGAGTTTACCGCTTTATATCCCTTGTTAAGCAAGTCAGATTCCAATAGCCTTGACTTACGCATTAAATTTCCTTCGCCATAACTGTCCCCAGAATCACTGTTTGACAAGCCGTATGGTGTAAATGTGCGTCTTGCAGACTCGTTTACATCTGCTTGCAGTTCACTTCTAACCGCAGCATTCAGATGGCTTTCGGCAATTAGGCCAAGCGTGTAGCCTACATTTGTTTTGGAGTTGTCATTGGTGACATCCATCTCACTGCTAATATCTTTAAACTGATTGAAAAATACTTTTCTAAAAACTGAATTCAGGTAACAGTCTCCTCCAAAAGCAGTAATCAGGCCATTGACATCACGAAGCGTTTCCAGACTTATTTCAGGATCTGCGCCCTCAACCTGATTGTCCCAGTACATTCTAGGGCTAATCTGCTGGTAAGACTCGCTGAGTGTGGTCGCGTAAATGCTTTTTAAAGTATCAACTGATCGCGGTCCTCCTTTTTGATAGATGTTAACCAAGGCCGCCGAGCTTTTTTGTTCTCCAAGCATTTCGTTTTGTTTCAGTCCGTCTTCTTCGGAAAACGGTGCAGGCTCTCCCAGACTTAGTTTTGAAGGAATAGTAATTCCCACGTAATCGTTAAAGTGAATCGGAAAATGATAGTAACTTATCTCGTCACCGGTTTTTTCACGTGCGTTTACAAATGCAGCGCCTGAGAATCCTGCATTGTTTTTTAAACCCGAACCGCCGACAACCCAGTTTGCTTTTCCTTCAAGTACCTGACTTGTCTGCAAAAAATGTTTGGTGCGAATTAAAGAAAAATGGGTTTGATTTAAATCAAGTTTTGAAGTGCTTGGATAATCGTAATCCGTAATCACTTTTCCAAGAAGATGAATTTCAATGTCTTTGGAAGATAAAACCTGCAACGATTTGTCTTTGTCAAGAATTACTTCCGCAGAAATAAAGGCAAACTTTTCCCTGAAGGAAAAATCACGGCCTTTAAAGTTAAATTTAAACGGATGTATTCCCCCTTTCCCCTTGTAGTTGCTTCTTAGCCGTTCGCCTTTATCCTTATAGGTTTCATAAGCTTTTACAGCTTCAAGCGTAAAATCAAAAGCAGGGACAAATTTTGAGGTAATCTCAGAATAACCACCTCTGAATCGGGCAATACTCTGAAAGGGTTCATTCGGATTTCCAACATCAATGGCCGGTATGTTAATGGTATCAATAAGGTACCCCTGACTTAAAAGGTCTGGACGACGTTCTCCGCGAACCAGGTAAAAACCTATTGTCTCGGCTTTTATCAACGCATACTCCGGATCATTTATATCAGGAAGTTTAAATGTGACCCCATTGACTTTGGCAAGCCCGGGATTGATTTGGTCAAGTGTGATTCCAGTTGAGTTCTCGCGTTTTGGAAATCTGTAAATACCGTTGGTATTTATAAGGTTCTGATCACCGTTCAGGTATCCGCCTTCTTTGATCATCAGGTCAATTTGCCATCTTCCCACAGTCTGAAGCAATGAGTCGTTGGATCCGCTTGAATTGTCAACTCCCAGTACCGGGAAAGCAGGTGTTACCGAACCGTCTTTATAGATAAAAACCAAGGCGAAAGGAGTGGTTTCATTTCCGAAATAACCGGTGTAATGGTAAATGTTGTAAGGATTGTAGTAGCCTCCCGCATAGGCGTCGGCCACTTCATTTGGTCCTGTGCTTCCGGCCGAAACAGTTGAAAGGTTTTTTTGGGTGCCGAAAATCTCCATTTTGATCTGTCTCGAACCAATTGAAGTCCTTGCGGCAAAGCTTCTAAACAAGCTCAGATTACGTCCTTTCTCTTTTATTTTTGCAGCAAAGAGTCTACCCTGAACCTGAGCAATTGATCCTACGCTTTCTATTGATCCGATGCGTTTGTTCAAAAAGTCGGGAGATGTGCCATTGACCGGCTCAAAACCAGTGTGTGTAAATCTGGTGCTGTTATCCTGAAACCGCACCGGGTTGGTTAATTCAAAGGTAACTGAGAAAGCTTCTGTTTCACCAAAAGAATACGTGTAAAAAACCTTTATAAAAGGAAAACTGTCATCCAGATTTTTAAGCTGAAAGGCAACAAACTTTGTTGTTTTATCTCCTTTGGCACGATCGCCCACCGTATCAGCAGGGCTGTTGCCGTTAAAAACATGCACATCCATAGACTCATTTACCATTTGGGTCAGTGTACCGTCATTGGTCATGTAATAAAAAAAGTAACGGTAATGTCCTGCCTGCAGCTGTCCGCCGTTGTTTACTCCCGCAAATTTCACATTCATGATCCTGCTTGAATTCAGGATTAACTTCAGCGTATTGTCAAAATTTTCAGGACCGTAGCGGTTGGTTGCTTTTCCCGCTCTGTTTACACGGACTGCTTTGTTCCCGGGAACAGTTTTAAAGCCACTGTTTATAATCAAAGTCGGGTTTTTTGCGTCATTGAGAATTAAATTGACTGATCCGTCGTAATCGTTCTGCAGTTCAATTTCATAGTCGGCGTCACTTTTAACATTAAACAGGGAAGATCGAAAAGGGCCGTCAAAAAAAGGGTAAAACAAATTGTCTCCCTGATAATTCATCAAAGGACTGTACTTGTCAAGAAGTAATTTTTCAGTCGTTGATTCCCAGTCAGGAGAAGGATAACAGCCGATTTCAGCTCTGCCGGTTGGAATGTTCCCGTTTAACTGGATCGAAAAAATATACGCAATCCCTTTGATGCTTTTTGCAACTACAGGAATATAACCGGAGGTTATACTTCCGGAAAGCTTAAAACCCTTGCTGTTTGTAATCGCAAAAAGATTTCCGTCAGAACTTACAAATTCAGCATTGACAGCATCCCAAAGCGAATCTTTTGGGTGACTCAATACATCTATTCCGGAAACTACGCCTTTGCTAAATACGTTTTTTGACTGTTTCATTTGTTGGAGTGTGGTTTGAAAACCTGAAATAGAACTGCGTTTTTTCTGGCTTTGATCTGAATGTCCTTGTTTTGCTTAATTTGTTCAGTCATGTTTTTGCACCCTTCCTTGATTATCTCCTTAATCTTTTGCTGTGGCAAATTGGGATGAAGCAGCTTTATCTGCTCCAGAATATCCTCCATTCGTATATCTTTCATTTAAAATAGCGTTGGCCTTTGTTGACTCGGGTAATCAGTTCGAGGTACTTTTTTCTGGAGATTCGAACCGGTCTTTTAACAGTCTTTTTCTGAAGATGAAAATGAATGAAATATTCATAGATCTTACCGCCGGACTTTACCGGGTCAATGGTTGTGTAAATTTTATTGCTGTATATTCTTCGTATCGACTGAGGTGATTTTTCTTTGATGAAAAAAACAAAATACTCTTTGTTTGGCGAGATAAACCGATTGTTTGTATTCATCAGTTCCTCAACAAGCAAGGTGAGGAAGTCGTGAAAAACCGATCGCACAAGTCTTCTTTTTACCCGCTTGCCACGATTGTGTACCGCTCTTACCTGATAGCTTTTAATCCCCATTGAATCACAGAATTCATCGGGGATAAGCTGTTCGATTTTTGCAGCATCTGAGTAATCATACTTTGATTCAAACATGTGTAATTCAATTAACCTTTGTATGGATTTCCAAATTGATGGCGATACTTGCTTGTGAGTGCCTGCATCAGCTCGTTTCGTTGATTGTCTGTAATGTGGTTTGGAGATCTTGCCTGAGCTACAGAGCGCTCGTATTCTTCTTTGGCATGCTGCACCGCATTGGCATTGCCTTCTTTTTTGTAAAATCGTTTTGCCTGGTCAATATAAACAAGGTAGTGTACCACCGCCCAGATTCCTTTTTCGGTGATAAGCGGAAAACCAAACTCATCAGTGGTGACTGTGCTGTAAAGAATATCCACCTGTCCGGATTTTTTATTGAAGCTCAGTACATTTTCATTTAGAACAAATGGCTCATAATAGGCAAAAGGAGTACTTAGGGATTGTATTTCCGATGGTAGCTGAAGCAAAACTTCTCTTTGGTCTTCGTAGATCGGTTCAAGGTCTGCCAGGTTCTGAAAGCCGTCAGGATCGTTTGGGTTTCCAATGGAAGTTTCAATTCTGTCGGTAGTGTAGACAAATTTTCTCAACAGCGTATTTCTGGAACCCAGTGTATTAAACCACTGGTCTGTTGCCTCTCTTCCTGTAACAGAAATAATTGTGGCCACTTTGCAGGGAAGCTGAACAGTGTGGTTTTCTATAAACGCACGAAACATAAACGTCGCCGAACGAATCGGAGAAGCATTGTTTATTATTCTGGTTCCGGCTTCACGGACTTTTCTGATATCTATATTCAGGTCATACAGGTCATTGAGCATTTGTGCTGCCCGACCGATGTGATAGAATTCGTCTTTAGCGTTGTTTTTCATTCGGAAGCCTGAGTTTGAGGGGTAATGTCGTTTTGAGTATTGGGCTGTGGGTTCATGAGTCTAAAGTAGCGAAGGTATTGTTCGGTCATTTTAGTGACCAGCATATCGCCCACTTCACTGGGAATGGGATAAGCCTGGTCATCATCAAGCAATACAGTCGGGTCTTTAAGCAACGCACGCATTTGAAGAATACTGACTCCCTTTAAATTATTCATCACATAAACCTTTGAGCCTTTAACCCAAACGGCAGGTTCTTTAGCGTGAAATTTAGAATAAGCATGGTTAACGAACGTGTTGCCTTTTTTGACAACATAGTGGTAGAACCTGTTAAACGGACCGATGTAATCTACCGGATCAAGACCCGGCATCCAGATCAGTTCGGGTATTTCAGCCCAGTAGATAATGCCTTTTTTAGGATCGGCATTCACAGGAATTGGCACTTCGCTTAAATCAGACAGTTTTTCAAGTTTTATTTTAGGTAAAGTCTGATAAAAATCTTCCGGGTCAAGCCGTTGTGCCGCATGAAGTTCTTTAATCATTCTGCGACTCCCCAAAACAAACTCAGCCATGACAGCATCTTTACTCAAGCCGTTGTTGGTGACGCCTTTATACCCGCCATAGACGTTTGAAATTACTAAATCCGCGTAGTTACTTAAAGTTAATTCCATTCACTCAGGTAATTTTTATGAAAATAAGTTATAAAAAAGACCTATACAAATTGCATAGGCCTTTTTGGGTTTAGAAGGTAGCTTGAGATTATCCTAAGCCAGTTGTAAACGGTGCTTGAGAAACTTCTGTAAACTTCTCTACAGTCTCAGGCGAAGCAACAGCTTCATTGGCTGAGGTGGCTGGGAAATATTGTCTGACAGGAACGTTTGCGTTAATCCAAGAAGTGACTGCGAGCAGGTACTGAGTAAGCGTTTCGTTGATAAACAACTCAAAACCGGTAGACCCTGCAATATCCTGATCGACCATGGTAGAACCATGAAGTTCATTTCTTTCAAAGGACTGATCCAGTGTAATTGCACTGTACAATGCTCCGGGAACAGGCAAGCCCTGTCTTTTGATGTCGTTGTAATTCAACGGCTGAAGCGTGGCGTCAGTTTCAGGACGATACCCTTTAAGCGATTCGAAGTTGTTTCTTCCCAGGTAACCGGGTTTTGTGACACTTGATGAAACAGTTACTTTTCCAAAAGTGACCGCAGTACCTGTGGCAGTTACTTTGATTTCCTGACCGACTCCATTGGTTCTGATTACAATTTTGGTTGCTGTTTTAGAAACAATTTTGAAATAAGGTCTTTCCTGAAAACCTTCTTCAAGGATTGTTTTTTCAAATCTGGCAATAATGGCAGCAGGACTGTCACCGGGCTTTACAATCAAAGGGTAATAAAAGGTTCGCTCAAAGTTGGAATCAAATCTTGCGAGCTCAGAATCCATGTTTAAGGATTTCAGCGTCAGGCGTACTTCAAACTCTTGCAATTCAGCTGGTGCATTTGTACCAAAAGTAATACTGACTTCAGTTTCCTGACCTTCAATTCCTTTTCCTCCTATTGCAGACTTTACACTACCCTTGTTAAAGACAGCAAAGCCTTCGATGATCATCCGGTCTGCCGCAGCTATTTTTGCAGCCATCGTTAAGGCGTCCGAAGCATCGCCGGTAAAATCTTCAGCAGAACCGATAAACTCGAATCCGTTTTCTTTTTTCTTGAAGAATCTCGCAACATTTTGCTTGTTGGAGTTGATAATCTGGGTTTTAAACCCGAGTGTGAAATTTGACATAATGCAAATGGTAAGTTAAAGTTGTGATTTTATTTGTACTCGATCGTCTCCGGTAGAACCCATGTAATCCAGTACAGCAATTTTTAAGATGAGTCTGTTTACATCAATTGGAAAAACACTTGAGTTAAAACTCAGGAAACTGTCTGAAAGCTGAAGCGGTATAGGATGTTTGATGTAACTTATAGTCACTGTTTTAAGAAATATCAAGTCTGACAGCAGTCCTTTTTGACCATACAGAAAGTTTATTTTGTTGTCAAAAATTCTGTAGAAAGGCCTGTTGATTGCCGGAGCATAATAAAAGTTATCAGCAACAAACCCTTCAAGATCAGCATTCATCTTTCGAAATGGTTTGTAGATGAGTTCTCCTTTTTTTATTTTGAACCCATAATCCCGCGCATACTCAAACACTCCTTTTACGCCGAACAGACGGTAATAATCCAAAGGGATCAGTACAGAAGTTTCAGGTGCCTTGCAGGAAGCAGCATTTACAGTCAGTTCTTTTTGTGTAGAAAGGTGACGAAGCCGGTCAGTAACCACATTTGTCAACTCAAAAACTGAAAGCTCGTTTTCAATAAAAGAGTACACCGCAGTATTCCAATGGTGTAAGAAAGTAACGACTTGCGCATCGGGAGATTCGTGTCTGTCAATTTCAATAAGAAACGCCTCATAAATTTCTACTGCAGTAATCATCTTTTAATTATATTGGAAGCATGTCTTTTCTCATCTCGGTGACAATTTGTGCATTCTCAGGATCATTTATCCAAGAAATAACAGAGTTGATTTTTGTCCCGATCTTACTTGTGCCATACAGGTAAACTCCTGTTTCTTCGTCTTTCTGAATTACCTTGGCTTCGATCAAATCAAAAACCAAAATTTTAGCTTCAGCGTCTTTGTCATTGATCATTGACAATATTTTTTGAGGCATGTTTTCTGCCTTATCATACAGGAACGAGCTTATTTCTTTTGGACTCATGTGAGTTACACTGATTCCCAAAAGCCTGCAAATTTGAACTTTTGCATCGGCAGACAACGACTGAACCTCAAAAGAAGCAGTGAGTATCAACTCTTTTTTCGAAAGTCTTTCTTCAATTTCCCTTTCAACATCATCAACAAAAAAGAGTATTATTTCATCTTTCCATGCTTCAGCACGACTCAATGCAATTTCTTTATTGTAGACAAGCCAGCTCCAGTCAATCACATCGACAGGATTTGATGCTTTGAAACTCGTTCCGTCAATTATTTTTCTTGTGGTTGTTGAATCAACAACTCTAATGGCTTTTTTCCTGTCCTCATCAGACATTGGTTTAGTGCCTCGGATTTGTCCGGTCGTCGGATCAATTACGGGACAAGTAATAAAAGGTCCCTGAGTTTTCCCGTAACGAGCCTTCAGCGTCACTTCCCCTTTGCTTTTTAAAAGTTCAATGAGTAACTGTTCCTTTGATTTTTCTTTTGACATGTTTAATGCAGGTTTAGATTGAAATATAAAGTAAGGCTAATTTAATAACCCTACCTTATAATTTACAAACTATTTTACCAGCCTACGTTTTCCTCCAAAATGTGTGAAGTGTAAGGGTTTGCGAGCTTGATGCCTCGGTAACCAAGCAGCTCAAATCTGTGACCGTGTACCAGTGTACCAAGGTTTTCCACATTTGCACCACCGGTTTTACCACCCATACCAAGCATGGAACCTGACATCAGAGACATTCCCTTTAGGGTAACCATTTGAACGTTTGCTTCCTCACCGTAACGGTTGGTGTCAATGAACACGCCGTAACCTTTGTCTGGATAACGCTCGGTCAGCGCATCGTTGTGCATAAAAACAATTGTGTTTCCGGCAAATTCGTAGGCATTGTAATGCGCTCCGACTTTGATTTTACCGCCTTTGGCGTCGTAGAAATAAGCGTCATTGGTACGTGTTTTAAGCAAGTTGTCAAGAACTACCTGAGCTTGCTCGTACATTCTCCAGTTACAGGCAACAGCAATTGTGTTACCGGTTCTGTTTGCCATTTTTTCTACGCAAGCAGAAATCACACTTCTTAAAATTGTGTCAGAAAGGAAAAAATATCTTGTCTGGCCGCAATACTTTCGAATAGTTGGGATCAAGCCCACTCCCATTGGGATGGCTCTTCCATCTACTTCATTGGTAAGCACTTTACCGTTGTCATCAAAGTTACCGGCGCCCAAGAGCATGGAGTTTTCAAATGCGAGGTACAGTTGATCCAACATGTCTTTCTCCATTTCAGGCATAGAGTACAGGTCCTGCCCGTGCTGCATGATGATGTTTTTCATTCTGGTGAAGTCACCGGAAAAAGAATCACCAATTCTGTGTCTGGAAATAAAGTTTCTGTGCATTTCAGCATTCCAAAATGACTTTGAAAAACCGATGTCAGAAAGTTCAGGCTGATAGTTAGTCAGATACTTGGTCATCTTCCCACGCTTCAGGTAGTTGGTGTTGATGGAAGATTCTCTTGAACCTGAAACAAGTTTTACCCAGTGTTCGACTTTGTTTGGCTGAAGCTGTCTTGGCTGTCTGGAAACAAATACCTGCTGTTCGTTTTCCAATTCAAAAACGTCACGGATATCGTAGAATTTCTTTTCTAAAATCAATCGGATTTCAGAATCAACACCCCCGGATTCATTGCAGTCTTCAGCAATCATAATCCTGGGGATTCGATTGGTCTTGATTTTCCACTGGAATTCATAAGCTTCAATCTCTTTTAGATTCAAGTCTTTGGTATCCTTGTGAAAAACAGCTCCCAGCTGTTCGGTAAGCTTTTGCAGTGTAAGTCCCGGATACATCGTGACTACCTGTTTTGAGATGTGAGGCTTTAAACCAAATTGAGCACCCAGATTCTGGATGGTTTTGGTATCAGCTCCATTCTGGATTTGATTGAGAGAAATTACTTTCATCTGTTTGGATTATGAGAGAAAATTGGTTTTCGTTTTTTCTCCATATCCGACAGGTCGCAGTGTTAGAAATCTTCCATGAAAGGTTCGGTCGATGCCTTTCTGGAGTTTGTTGGTTTTGAATTGAATGATACAATTGGTTTTTCAGAGAATTTTACCAAGTGTTGATTTTTTAAGTTGAGTTGACTTCTGAGTGAATTGATTTCATTTTCAAGTCGTTCGCGTTCCAGCTTTGCGCCTTCAGCCATGGCAGACTTTGAAATGTGGTCAAAAACCTCTTCGGCATACCTGTCTAAAAACTGAAGTCTGAGTAATTTTTCCGGGCTTTGAAGATTCTTCAGGAAATTGCTTTCTCCACCTTCCTGCTCGGGTACCAGATCTTTCAGGATTGACTTGGCAACTGCCTGATCAATTGGTATTCCCGCAATTTCTTTGGTTGAGAGCGCCTTTTCATTAAGCTGTCTGACTTCCTCGCGTTCTTCCTCAAGTTCTTTGTCCTGTGAAGCTTTGAGAAACGCTCCGTGCTTTTGGGAAATGTCTGAGAATTTGATTTCTCCCGTACCAAGTTGTTTGCGCAACAGTTGAGCTCTTTTTTCCACTCTGCCTGCTTCTTTTAGGATTCTGAGTTCTTCCAGAACATCTTCTTCCTCTGCGCCGGGCATTGACTTGCGTATGCTTTCCAGAACCAGGTCGTCATCTGTCAGTAATTTGTGGGCGTTGTCCGGATCATTTTCAAGGATGTATTGTGCCAGTTGTTTGGCTGTTCCTCCCTTACCCATGAAATCAACCAGTGCCTGTTGGTCTTCGCTTAATTCCGGTACTTTTGAATCTGAACCTTCCAGGGTCTCACTGAATTCTTTCTGCATTCGCATGAACTCATTAGTCATGATGTTCAACTGTTGGTCTTCAGTCAGGTCTGCAATCTTTACCTTAAGACCATCTTCAAATTCAATCTCATCCAAATCATATCCTCCTGATTTTAAAATAAAATGAGCGTGATTTAAGTATTCGGGATTTTCGGGATCCGGGTCAGCTGGTTTTGGGTCATCAGTAGCGCCCTGTGGCGCTACAGCAGGGTCAGCAGGAATTTTGGGGGTGATTTTTTCAGGTGATTTTACAGGAGACTTTCCATCTAAAAACGATTCGTTTCCTTCATCATCAAATTCACCTATGATTTCTCCCGATTCATCGTAGATCGCATAATCAGGATCTACCATTTCCAAAGTCTTGTTGCTACTGATTTCCATACACAATAATAGTTATACTTTATTTTAATAACTCAGAGTTATAATTTATAGCGTTGTTTAATGTTGCCTTCAGTTGGTGTCAATTATTCCGTATTTCTTTGGAACCGGGAACATAAGCCAATTGCAGATGCTCAAGCTGAATTCGCTTGTTGTCGTTTTCAAGCTTTCTGAGATTAAAGTCACGATCGATCTTTTGCTTTGTTTTTTCCAACGCTGTTTTCTCTTCAAGTTCTTTGTCCTTAAACTGTAGCTCTTGGGCTTTGAGCTCAGCGCCTGACTGTTGAAGTCGCTGTAATTCTGCATAATACTGTTGAAGCTGACCGTTAGCCTCCTGCAATTTGGTTGTAAGCTCTTCGATTTTATCCTCTTTGCCTGATTCAAACGCGCTTTTAGCAAGTTCTTTTACATGAGAAAGAGATTCGTTTCCAATTATATCAAACAAGAATGACGTATTTACCCCTGTTGCAATTGCAAGTTCTTTGCTGAGTAATTTTATTTCTTCAATAGCTTTGATTGTCTGAGAACTGTCTGAAACAGTTACATCAAGATCAGCAAGAACAAACTGTTGATGACCTTTGCTGAAAATCTCACGGCCATAATTTCCAAGCGAAAACAATCCCGGGTAACCATCCGGAAAAGCTATTCTGCAATTGTTCAAATGATCGGTCAGCGCCATTTTCATGACCACGTTGTGAACTTGAATAATTGGCTGAGTAACTACTGAGCTTTGCTCAATTGCATTTTCAGTGACTCCCTTCCCGTCTTTTTGAAGCATTTGACCCAAACGATGCCTGCCTACTCCGGTAATCTTGGCAGCAGTTTCTTCAAGCATGACGATAATATCGGCGATTGTTTTGATCGAGTTTGAAATTGTCAGGTCATAGGCAGAATAATTCTGAAATTTTCCAGCACCGTCTTGAGAGTAGTCTAACAGCATTGCGCCGTTTTTTAAATGTCCCATCCACTTTTTTACCCGGTTGATCGGATCATTTTCATCAAGCCAGGTCGGGATGTCGGGAAATGAAACAGGAATTACCTTTGTTCCGGAAACAGCAATCATGTTTTCCAAAAAGTAATGCAACACATCAATTTTCATGGCCAGTTGTTTTGTGGCAAGTACCAATGAAAATGGTTTTCCGTTTCTGTCGTTGTAGCAGGATCCGTTAAAGGTCAGTGATACGTTCCATGGTTCTCTGCTTGTTCGGGTGACACATGTTGATTTGCCTATGTCCACAAATATTTTTTCACCGATTCGAAGACCCTCGTATCGGTCTAACCGATAGCGGGTCATGGTTTCTTTTACTTTTTTCTTTTTACCGGAAATAACAATTTCGTCTTCTGCAACAGATTCAATCTTTGTGTTTTCTTTCCACTCAACATTGTAAATTTTAACCAGATCGGATTTAAGGTTTTTTGCCGAAAAGTTACCAAGGCTGCCTTCAACAATACCGTCTTTGGAAGCAATCAGTCTGGTATCGTCCTGACTGATCCCTTTGGCATAATTGTGAAAAAAAATCTCGCGTTCTTCTTTGCTGAACTTATGGCCGTGTTTTGCAAAAACAACCGAAGCGGGAATTTCTTCCACATAAACCACGCGATCACAATCTTTGATAAAAAATATATCTTCAGTCTTTGTGTAGAACAAGTACTTTGGATTGATGGACCTGAAGCGGGGAGGCCTGCCTTTGGCTTCTACTTTGGACTGGTAATACTCTTCGCCGGTAGTAATCATGTCGTTGTACATCACAGAAAAACTATGACGCATGTTGAGTGCGTCATATTCTCCCTGCATTACTTTTTGACTGTAGATTTCCAGGTAAGTTTTATACTGACTGTAATCCTGCTGGCGTTTTGCAAAATCAGTTTTACTGGCAAGACTTGTTATTGGGGAAAGATCTTTTTTGGTATAGTTGACCTCTGACACCAGATTTTTTATGGAGTCAAGAATTATTTTGTCCAAACCAGATATAAAGTTCTGATGACGTTCTTTCATCATTGTTTCAATGCTGCCGTTGTCATTGCACTTGATTCTCCAGGGAATAGGCTGTAAAGCTTCATCCCCGAGTAACACATCAAACATCGATTTCAATACCGGAATGTGTCGAACCTGAGAAGGAAGCTCAATGCCGTTTGCATCTTTTAGATAAGCATACTCTTCCATCGGCATTTCGCCATTGCGTATTTTATAGGCCTGATCAACCGTGTCTTTCCCTGTTACATTGCAGGATGCAATGGTATAATCAACTTGATCTTTCAGGTATTGGAGGCCTCTGGTCTCACCGTCGTTTAAAATGGGCTTTTCTGTAATGGAAGTATCCATAACCGAAGGTAATAATTATACAATCTAATCATAATAAGACTACTCTTGATCGAGGTATAAAACGTTGCTTTTCCGTTGTCCGTAAGCATGCGCAAAAATCAGCTCACCCATAGGATTTTGCTGGTATTCAGGAAGCAGACCATACCTTCTGATATTATTCATATCAGTGTAATAACCATATTTATGGAAATCAAATGCTGCGGGTTTGGTAGACTTGATTTGCTGATCAAACAATTCATCATCTCCGATTTCAGTCATAAACATGGCAATGACCAAGTCAAACTTGGTTCGGTTCTGCATATTGAAATCAATGAGCTGATCAAGCATGGGAAGGTACCAGATGTCATGACCGTAATCCTTGATGTAAGTTGCGGTGTAAAGTTCTCCGTAAGCAAAGTTTTTTGGAGTTGCTGTTGTTCCGATCAAATGGGTTTTCTGATCGTTTGTCGGATCCGCTGTCAATGTTATTCTTGGGCGTTTCATAAATCGGTCAAAGGCTTTTCGCTGTTTGAAGTATGCAACAATTGCCCGCTTGGTGTCTTCGATGTTTATTTTACAATCAAAAAGCGTCACAATCATCAATGCGTTTTCATAAAAATCATCAATGTCCTTTGGCCTGTCTTTGTAAATGCAAACATACCTGTTACTGGTAACTGAGCCGGGCCTCATTCGTTTTTTAATGGTAAGTGCTCCCTCAGAACCCTGACCAGAGGCAGTGTCTTGAGTTCCAAG